CAGAATCCCTGTATCAGCTTCTAAAAAAGGTGCAGAGAAATATGTTGATGGTGATATTTCAACAGCTGAATACACTACTAAAACAAGCGGAAAAACAGGCGACGTTAAAAACGGCAACGGCGGTGGTTACAAAACAGGCGGTGTTGTCTTAGGTAACGGCGGTGGTTATAAAACAGGTGGTGTAGCTCTTGGTAATGCAGGTGGTTACAAAAAAGGTGGCGCATCAAAAAAAGCGTATGCTAGTGGTGGATCAGTGCAAGATGAAGGCAAAGCCACTAGTATGCCACAAGGTGCAAAGAAGCCTTCAGCTCCTGTAGCAATTAATATGCTTTCAGGAACTTTCAAAAAGGGAGGCAATGTATCTTCAAAAAAGTTACAAAGCGTCTTTAAGAAAGAAAATGCACCCGCAATGAAAGAAGCAAAAGCCAAACTTTTGGATAAGTATTCACCTTATCAAAAAGCAGGTGGTGGTCAAGTTAGTGACAGCGAGTATCAGTCTGTTATGCAAGCTGAAAAAGCAGGTAAAAAAACTATGATTGACAAACCTGTAAAAGGTAAAGGTGCTACTTCTGACAAGGAACGTAGATACCCATCAGGTTTAACTGATATGGATATTGATCGATTTATGGGTTCTAAAGAAATGCAAGAAGCAGTAACTCATAATGTTGATAAAAAACGTGGCGGTAAAGTAGGTAAATAAGGATAGGGGAGGAAACTCCCCTTCCACTAATTTTTTAAGGATTAATTATGGCAGACGCAGTCACATCTCAAACGCTACTTGACGGTGAGCGTTTGGCAATTATGAAATTTACAAACATTAGCGATGGCACAGGAGAAAATGCTGTTACTAAAGTTAATGTATCCACATTAAACCCAAGCGCATCAGGCGGCGCATGTAATGGCGTTACAGTCACAAAAATAACTTCAGTATGTCATGGCATGGAAGTTAGAATGCTTTGGGATGCTTCAACGGACGTTCCATTCTTTTTGAGTACAATAAACACAAATTATGAAAATGATTTTTCAAATTTTGGTGGAATTACAAATAATTCAGGCGCAGGTAAAAATGGAAACATATTATTTACTACATCAGATGCTTCAGCAGGTGATACATATACTGTTGTTTTAGAGATGGTTAAACATTATGCGAGCGTATAATCATGCCATTAATCAAATCAAAATCTAAACAAGCTTTTGCTAAAAACATTAAAGCTGAAATCAAAGCAGGTAAACCACAAAAGCAAGCTGTAGCTATTGCTTATTCAGTTAAGCGTTCAGCTAAAAAAGCAGAAGGTGGTGATGTTGCACAAGATAAAAAGATGATTAAAAAAGCTTTTGCAATGCACGACAAACAACAACACGAAGATAAAAAAACAAATTTATCTAAACTTAAACGTGGCGGTTCATGCCAATGGTAAAGAGAGGATTATATGCAAACATTCATGCAAAACGTGAAAGAATTGCTCACGGCAGTGGCGAACGTATGCGTAAAGTGGGTTCAGCAGGCGCTCCTACACATAAAGATTTCGTGGAGTCTGCTAAGACAGCCAAAGCAAGTGGCGGAAACGTCAGTCTCTCAGTTGGAAGAGGAGAAAAACTCTCCACAGAACGAGGAGCAGGCTTAACCGCTAAAGGTAGAGCTAAATTAAACAGAGAAACAGGATCAAACTTAAAAGCACCACAACCTCAAGGAGGCTCACGCAAGAAAAGCTTTTGTGCTCGTATGTCAGGTGTTGTAGAACACTCTAAAGGCGACGCACCAAGAGCTAAAGCATCTTTAAGACGTTGGAATTGCTCAGGTTGGTAAAGGAAAAACATGGCTTACTCAGGCACGGTAGGAACCACAGTTGTAAATGTACAAGAAGTTATTGACCACGCAGCTCGACGTTGTGGAAAATTAGCTGAAGAATTAACTTCAGAACAACAAATCACAGCTAGACAATCTCTTTATTATTTTTTATCAAGCTTAATTAATATTGGTATTCAATATTGGGCAATTAGTAAAGAAGTTATTGGTCTAACGCCCGATAAATACATATATGAATTACCATTAGGTGCAAACGATGCACTTAACGTACTTTATCGCACCATGAATCGTCCTAGTGGCGAATACACATCATCAGCAGGTGGTGTAGTAGCAAATGTTTACGATGGTAACACTAGCACTTATTGCCAACAAACTTCACCTAACGGAAATATTTCAGTATTTTATGGTACAAACGACCCTATTTACGCAGGTTCTATAGGTATTTTACCGTATGTAGCAGGCGGTGGATCTTCATTATGGTCAGTCATTTACGAGTACTCTACTGACAATATTACATGGAATACATTAGATGATTTAGGTCAAGTCTTAGTGACTGATAATCAATGGATTTGGACTGATATTGACCCTGGTCAAAATGTAGAATACTACAGAGTTCGTGTATATAACGGTACTACAATGGCTCTTCGTGAGCTTTATATCGGTAATAACAGCCGTGAAATTCAAATGTCACGCTTAAATCGCGATGATTACACAAACTTACCAAACAAAAACTTTACAGCTAATCAACCATACCAATTTTGGTTTGACAGAACAATCCCTGTACCAAAAATCTATTTATGGCCAACACCATCAGACGCATTCGTGCAAATGACTGTTTGGTATTCACGCCAAATTATGGATGTGGGAGCTCTTACAGATGAGTTAGAAATTCCACAAAGATGGTATGAAGCGATTATAATGAATTTGGCACATCGTTTAAGCTTAGAATTGCCACAAGTTCCTATGGATAGGGTAGCATATCTTGAAAGAATGGCTGCTCAATATCTTAATGAAGCAGAGCAAGAAGAGAGAGACAAGTCTCCAATTTATTGGGCGCCTAATATTAGTGTGTATACAAAATAATGCCTGTATTCATGGACACAGAAGGATTAGCAAGTCTTGCAATAGCGGTATGTGATCGATGCAAGATGAAGAGAGCGTTAGTTAATCTAATGCCCGATAGCAACTTCCCAGGCTTACGCGTATGCAACGAAGGATGTAGAGATCAACTTGATCCTTATCGCTTGCCCGCAAGACAGACTGAAAGAATTAACCTTAGATTTCCACGTCCTGATGTAAGTGTGGCAGTCACTGATAACAGCATTATAACTACAGGTTATGGTGGTTATGTTGTATCACCTGAACAAAACACACAAGATCCTGAGAATAATGGAAACCTCGATAACTTAACCGTGAGCCCTTAAAACATGGCAAATGTACAAATAACCCAATTACCTAACGCGGGTGCAATAACAGGCACCGAAGCAGTACCCATAGTACAAAATGGCGTAACCGTTCAAACAACAACAGCCGCGCTTGCAGGTGCTCCTACTTTAACAGCATCATTTTTAGAAGTTAGTAACTCTGTTACAACACCAAACTCAAGATTTTTTGCGGTAGGTTCAGGATTAACCACAACTGATGGTGGAGCCGCGAGTTCATTTACAGTTAGTTTAACAGGTGCATTAGCTAATTTAAATACACTAGGTAATGGTCTTGTAGCAAAAACAAGCACAAGTGTTCTCGCAAATAGAACAATTACAGCAGGTACTGTAGGCTTATCACTCACTAATGGTGATGGTGTATCAGGTAATCCAACAGTTAGTCTTACAGGATTACCATTAAGTTTAGCTCAATTAACAGGATCAGGTATCCTTACATACAGTGGTTCTACATTTAATCCGCGCACAATTACAGGTACCTCAGATCAAATTACAGTAGCTAATGGTACAGGGGTTAGTGGTGATCCAACTATTTCTATTACAAGCAATCCAATACTACCAGGTACAGGATCAGTCACTGTTCCTATTGGTACAACAGGTCAAAGACCCGTAGGAAATAATGGACAGTTAAGATATAACTCAACTACGGGTAATTATGAAGCTTACAGTGGTGGTTCATGGCAACAATTTACTGTTGGTGGTGTTCAAACATTTAGCGCAGGAAGCACAGGATTACAACCGTCATCTCCAACGTCAGGTACAGTAACGCTTAGTGGTACATTAAACGTATCAAACGGCGGAACAGGAGCTACGACATTAACAGGTTATGTATACGGTAATGGCACATCAGCTATGACTGCATCAACCACAATCCCAAATACAGACATTACAGGTTTGGGAACAATGTCAACTCAAAATGCAAGCTCTGTAAATATTACAGGAGGATCTCTTACAGGAGTAACAGTAACCACAGGATCAATTAACGACACTCCAATTGGTGCAACAACACCATCTACAGGAGCGTTTACATCATTAACATCTAATGGTGTTGGAGTAGCAACAGCTTCAAGTACAACCACATTTACTAACAAATCAATTGATGGATCAACTAATACACTAACAAATATTCCTAATTCAGCATTAGTTTATAGCTCACTGACAGTTAACGGAACTACAATTTCATTAGGTGGAACAGGAACAATCAGCTCAGTATTGGGTGGTGCTTTAACTGTAGGTACAGGATTACAATATAACAGTGGAACTACTTATGATGGATCAACACCAAAAACAATTTCGATTGATTCAACTGTTGCTACGCTTACGGGGTCTCAAACTCTTACGAACAAGACGTTAACATCACCTGTAATTTCTACTATTACAAATACAGGTACATTAACTTTACCAACATCTACTGACACATTAGTCGGTCGCGCGACTACAGATACACTTACTAATAAATCTATCAGTGGATCTACGAACACATTATCTAACATTGGTAATTCATCACTAACAAATAGTTCTGTCACTATCAATGGATCTACAATTAGCTTGGGAGGAACTGCAACAATTACTGCGGTTAATCCAAGTGCATTAACTATTGGTACAGGATTAACAGGAACATCTTACAACGGATCTTCTGCTGTCACTGTTGCAATTGATACATCTACTGTAGCCACATTAACAGCGGCACAAGTATTAACAAACAAAACAATTGATGCAGGTTTAAATACATTAAGCAATATTCCTAATAGCGCATTAACAAATAGCACAATTACTATTGGTACAACTCCTGTAGCACTTGGTGGTTCTACATTAACACCTGCAGGATTAACTTCTGTTACAGTTACACAAAATCCAACACTAGATTTACAACTAGCAACAAAAGCATACGTAGACGCTGCTGTTTCTAATGTTAATTATCACGAACCCGTTGAAGTAGCTTCTACAGTAGCTTACACAGTCACTTATAACAATGGTGCATCAGGGGTGGGAGCTACACTTACAAATGCAGGAGCACAAACAGCGCTTGTAGTTGATGGTGTCACAATGACTGCAACAGATGTAACAAACGCTACTCGTATCTTAATTAAAAACCAAGCAAGTGGCGCACAAAACGGCGTATATGTACTAACCAATCAAGGATCAGCATCAACTAATTGGTCTATGGTTAGATCCACAGACATGGATACAACAGGTGCAGGATCCAATAATGTAGGGCCAGGTGATACATTCTATGTTATTGCAGGAACTTCACAAGCCACAACAACATGGGTTCAAACTACTAAAAATCCTATCACTATTGGAACTACAGCACTTGTATTTACACAAGTAGGCGGTCCTTCAGGTGGTTATACATGGGGAACAGGATTACAACTTATAGGATCTACTGTAAGTATTTCAGATACTACAGTGACTGCAGGTGCTTACACTCTTGGTAACTTTACAGTTAATGCGCAAGGTCAATTAACCGCTGCTTCTTCTAGCGCAACTACAGGTACAGGCAATGTAGTCTTATCTACATCTCCAACATTAGTTACACCTAATCTTGGAACTCCAACATCAGCCACATTGACTAATGCAACAGGATTACCAATCAGTACAGGCGTAAGTGGTTTAGGTACAGGTGTAGCAACATTCTTAGCGACACCATCATCACTTAACTTGCTTAATGCAATGACTGATGAAACAGGCACAGGTTCTCTCGTATTCGCTACATCACCTACTTTAGTGACGCCTGTTTTAGGTACACCAACTTCAGTGACATTAACTAATGCTACAGGACTTCCTTTATCCACAGGGGTTACAGGAACACTTGGAATTGCTAATGGTGGTACGGGTCAAACAACAGCGGGAGCAGCGTTTAATGCATTAAGCCCAATTACTACAACAGGTGACTTAATCATTGGTACAGGCGTTAATACCGCAAGTAGGCTTGGCATAGGAACAAACGGTTATGTATTGACGTCTAACGGTACAACCGCAACATGGGCGGCTACATCAAGTGGTGTAACTTCATTTAGTGCAGGAAGCACGGGATTTACCCCATCAACAGCTACAAGTGGCGCTGTTACTTTAGCAGGAACTTTAGCTACTACTAATGGCGGTACAGGCTTAACATCATTTACAACTAATGGTGCAGTTTATGCCACAGGAACATCAACATTAACTACAGGTACACTTCCTGTAACAGGTGGTGGTATTGGTGTAGCAACATTAACAGGTGTAGCTTATGGTAATGGTACATCGGCATTTACAGCGGCAACAGGATCACAAATTGCTACAGCAATTGGTACAGACGCTGTAACAAACGCAACAAATGCAACAAATACAGCGATTACAACAGGTTCAGCAACCACAAATTACTTGACTTTTGTAACCGCAACAACAGGTAATTTACCACAACTAACCAATACAGGATTAACCTATAACGGCACTACAAACGCAATTACAGGTGGTATTAGTGGTGGAACTTTCTAATTTATGTTAAACTTTACGCATCAAAGGAATTAACTATGGCACAAACAGGATATACCCCAATACAACTTTACTATAGCTCCACAGCTACTAATATTCCAACTTCAGGAAATTTAGTGAGCGGAGAATTAGCGCTTAATATTGCTGACGAAAAGCTATACTTTAAAAATGCTTCAGGTACAGTTAAATTGCTTGCGTCTAACGCATCGACTGTGGATGGTGTAACTGTTGGAACAACTACTGTTACAAGTGGTACATCAGGATATATTCTTTACAATAATGCAGGTACCCTAGGAAACCTAGCAACGACAGGAACAGGTAATGTGGTATTAGCAACCTCACCTACATTAACTACACCTAATTTAGGTACACCAAGTGCTATTACACTAACAAACGCAACAGGCTTACCTCTTACTACAGGTGTAACAGGCACGCTAGGTGCTACCAATGGCGGTACAGGAACAGCGACATACGCTACAGGTGATACACTTTACGCATCAGCATCGAACACATTATCTAAACTTACTATCGGTACAAGCGGTCAAGTGCTTACTGTTTCAGGCGGTGTTCCAACATGGTCAACACCTGCATCTACAGGATTAACTGTAGGTTCAACATCAGTCACAAGCGGTACAAACGGATACATCTTATACAACAACGCAGGAACTTTAGGTAACCTTGCTACTACAGGTTCAGGTTCTGTTGTTCTAGCAACATCACCAACATTAGTGACTCCTGCGCTAGGAACTCCTTCTTCAGGTACACTTACAAGCTGTACAGGTCTTCCATTAACTACAGGCGTAACAGGTACATTAGCTATAGCCAATGGTGGTACAAATATTACTACTTACACAACAGGCGATATACTTTATGCATCCGCTACAAACGTATTATCTAAACTAGCTGTAGGTACTAACGGTCAAGTATTAACATTAGCCTCAGGCATTCCTTCATGGGCAACTGCAAGTGGTGGTGTAACAACTATCAGCTTTGGTTCTACAGGTCTTACGCCATCAACCGCAACATCAGGAGCTGTTTCTGTAGCAGGTACACTAGCCGTAGCAAACGGAGGAACGGGTGTGACAACATCAACAGGTACAGGAGCAGGCGTTCATGCAACATCTCCAACACTTGTAACCCCCGTATTAGGCACACCAACTTCTGTAACACTTACAAACGCAACAGGTCTTCCATTGTCAACAGGTGTGACAGGAACCCTTCCTGTAGGTAATGGTGGTCTTGGTATTACAACTACACCAACAAACGGTCAAATTCCAATTGGTAACGGTACAAATTATACAGCCGCAACTTTAACTGCAGGCACAGGTATCACAATCACCAACACATCAGGTGCAATTACAATTACAAACTCAGCGTCAGGTACTGTAACGCCTTTTAATAACAGAGTATATAACTCTTCACAAACTTACACACCGTCATCAGGATACAAATATATTTATGTTTCATTGTCAGCACCTGGTGGTGGCGGTGGTGGTATTGCTAATTTTGGGCAAGGTACAGGCGGTTCAGGCAATGCAGGATCATCCGCAACATTTGGATCCTTTATTACATGTAACGGAGGTGGTGGAGGTGCGGGTTCCGTAAATAGTACCACAGGAAACACAGGTAGCACAGGTAACGCTTCTTACAATGCAGGTATTACACTTGTTTCAGCTAATGCTACAACAACAGCTACAAACGGTGTCATTACCCTAAACACAGCAGGTGGTGGTAGTGGTGGTGGTGGATCACGAGCATATTATGAAGGTTGTCAAGGTTGGACCGGTGGAACAGGAGGTTCAGGAGGAAGAATGGTTGGTTTAGCAAACAGTGCAACGATTGGAAATTCAGGTATCTCCATCACTATTGGAACCGCAGGTAACGGAGGCTCTAACAACCAAAATGCCTACGCACAATTTTGTGATTTGGCAAGTGCAGGTAATATTGGACAATGTCTTATTACGGAATTTTTTGCTTAATCAATGCAAGAAATTAAGATAGAACTTATACAAGATCCATTCCCTCACGCCATTATAAGAAATTTTTATAATAAAGAAGAACTCTCTTTAATTTGGAGAGAGCTTGACTTTTACACATCCCCATCAAAATTAGTGGATGCAATGTCTTTACTTGGAGCTATGGATCCAAAAACTCTACTACCATTACCAAAACATTATGGCATTGATTTAGATCGTGTTCATGCAAGTAAACGTGAAATATCTGACATACTGACATTAAACAGAAAAATCTTTGATCCATCTATTACCAACACTCTCCTACAATTAAGTCCATTAATTTGGGATCTAAAGCAAATTAATGCTGACTTCACAAAAATAAAATATTATGAAGATGGGGAGTATTATAAATCTCATACGGACAGAGCAAGGTTTACTTTTTTAACTTATTTGTATAAAGAACCAAAATCTTTTATCGGTGGAGATTTGTATTTTAAAGAATTTAATTATACAATCCCAATTCAAAACAACACCGTTGTATTTTTTAAAGGGTGCATAGAGCATGAATCCACAGACATTAAAATGACAGATCATATTAATGAAAAATTTTCAGGATATGGAAAATATACAATTACTCAATTTTTAGATATAAGGGATACTTAAAATTAATATACAAGTTTTTAGAAATTTTTTAAGTAGTAGTGATTTAGATTATATAGAAAAGAAGATACTCGAGCCAAAATGGTCTTGCAATCATTCGTCAACAGAAAATGGCTCTTTATTTTGGCAAATGAGTGATTTAGAGAATGATGAGTTTTTTTCTGAATATCTATTAAATAAGATTAAAGAAATTACAAAAGAAAATTTTACAATTGAACGCATTTATTTTAATGGTCACAATGCATGTAGCCAAGGTTATCCACATAAAGATTCAGAACAAGAAAATGGACGAACATTTTTAATTTATTGTAATAGGTCTTGGGATTTAGCTCTAGGAGGGTCAACTAACATCATTGTTGATAATGAGGTTCAGTCATTTTTTCCATACCCAAAGTCAGCAATATATTTTAAAAATAACTATTTTCATTTAGCAAGCCCTATAAGCAAAGACTTTAAGGGAGTTAGAGTTACATTAGCTTTTAAATTATACAAGATATAATGGAAGACCGTTTTATAGAAGAAAGGTTGCGCATCTGTAAGCAATGTCCTAAAGTAAAAGAAGCTTTAGGTGTTATGCAATGTGATGTTTGTAAATGCGTAATGAATATAAAAGCAAGATTTGAAAAAAGCCAATGCCCACTTGGAAAATGGCCAATTAGAAAAGGTAAACCTTAAAAATGAAATATAGTATATTCCATACATCCCATTGTGGATCCACTTTGTTATCTTGTTTGTTAAGTAAATCATTGCCTACACTGACTGAACCCTCATGGTCTCATGAGGCAAAAAGTTTTTTAGATTTAGATGAAAAAGTAGATTTTGTAAAAAAACATCATCAAGATAATTACTTGGTTAAATATCCAAGCACGTTAACCGACGTCATTCCTCATATGGAAGGTAAAAAAATTTTCCTGTATAGAAATTTTGAAGATCATATAAGAAAAATGATAGCAATAAAAATTGAAGGCGATTACCTTGTACAACAAGATGGAGTTTTTTGGTCGCAAAGATTTTTATGGGCATGTGTATCTCAAGATACTATTTTTATGCAATCGGATTTTTTATTCAATAATCAACAAGACGCAGCTAGAATTGCTTGTGAACATTTTGGTGTGGAGTATGTTCCTGTAGAAAATATAAATTTTCATGTAAAAGAAAAGGGGTATAACCATCAAGACGAACCAATTAATTTAGATAAAAATGATATTGCATAGAGGCTCTTTATCTATTGAAGATAAAAAAGCCATATATTTGGCTGTAGAAGAAGAGAATTTGTTTCCTTGGTATTGGCAAGAAAAAACAATTAATAAAGAGGATATTTATCAATTAGGTGGATTTTCGCATTTCTTTTTTAAAGAACTAGAAATAACATCTAAAAAGTATTTTTATCTAGTTAAAATAATTTTAAAAGAACTTATTACAAAAGAAGAAATTAAAAATAAAATTAAATTTAAAAACATTATAAGAGCACAAGCAAATTTTATATGTAATGTTGAAAACGATGAAAAAAATACTATACATATGGACTTTAAAAATGAAAATTATTTTTCAATTGTATATTACGTTATAGATTCTGATGGGGATACATTAATTTACAACGAACAAAAAGATATAATTGATAGAGAATCTCCTAGAGCAGGTCATTATATTATAATTAAATCAAATCAATTGCATGGCGTACAAACTCCAAAACATCACAAAAAAAGAATTGTTTTTAATATTGTACTTTCAGGTGAAATTGTAAATTCATGAAAATACTAATCATGGGTTTATCGGGCTCAGGAAAGTCTGAATTAGCCAAAGAATTACATAGTTTGTTTCAAGAGCATGAAATGTCATCCACAAGAATCAACGGAGATGAGGTAAGACAGTCCTATAGAGATTGGGACTTTAGCCCTGATGGAAGATTAAGACAGGCAGAAAGAATGGCTCGATTAGCTAAAAAAAGCGATGCTCAATTTGTGATAGCTGACTTTATAGCTCCTACAAAACAAATTAGAGACATTTTTAGTCCTGATATGTTAATATGGCTTGATACTGTGAAATCTAGCAAGTATACTAATACAGATGTGGTTTTTCAAAACCCAAAGAATTACCAATTTAAAATAAACAAAAAAGATTCAAAAAAATGGGCTAAAACCATTTTTGATAAAATAAACAAGGATTTATCATGAAAAATGCTTTAATTAACCCTACAGATTTAGTTGATGGAAAACCTATTGTAGTTGATGTTCAAGACACTCAATATGAAACATCTACTCAATATTTTTGGGTTCCATGTGATGATACTGTTCAAATCCATTATCTTTATGATAACGGAGAGTTTTTACCACCACCATTACCAACGGTTGATGAATCTAGTAATGATGAATACATCAAAGATTGGGCTATTAGAAAATTAAGTTATACGGATTGGGTTGAAATTCCAAGTGTTGGTGATATTAACAACACGCCACATCTTGTAAACAAAGATGAATTTATAGCATACAGAAATGAATTAAGAAAAATAGCTTTAAACCCAAGTTTATTTACAGGCACTATGCCTCCAAAACCTCAGGAGCAATGGTCTAATTAATGGAAAATCAAGAGATTCAAGATAATCAAGAAATTAAATGCTCGTTTAAAGATTTTATTGGTATTTTTGAAGGTGCTGTTCCTGATACATTATGTGACCGTATAATTGAAAAATTAAATTTGCATATGGATCAACACCCTTCCGAAGTAAGAAATGGTAAGACTCAATTTAAAAACCAAGAAAACGGAAGAAAAGATTACTCGGTTTTTGCTAATAAAATTTGGGGTGGCATATGTTTAGAAATAAATGAAGCGCTAGATAAATGCGCTCAAGCATATTCAGATGAGTTTTTTACAATAAAAAACCTTGCTCAACTAAGGTCTGATGAAATAAAAGTACAGTTAACTCCTCCTCGAGGTGGTTATCATGTTTGGCATTGTGAGCAAGCATCAAAAGAAGTTGCCGATAGAGTTCTTGTTTGGACAATATATCTAAATGATATTCCTAACGGAGAAGGTGAAACAGAATTTTTATGGCAAGGTATAAAATTACAACCTAAAAAAGGATTGGTGTGTATTTTTCCTGCGGCATTTACACATACACATAGAGGTAATCCTGTGTATTCTTGCGATAAATATATAGCAACAGGTTGGTATAATTTTAATGAGTAATTTTTTTTAACTTGGAGATATAAATGAACGAAAACATTAATTTAGTTTTAACTTTAGACGAAGCAAATTTACTTTTAGCAAACATGGGCAGATTACCATATGATCAAGTACATATCTTGATTAAAAAAATTCAAGAACAAGGTGCACCACAAGCTGAAGCAATTATTAAAGCACGTGAAGAAGCACAAAAATCAGCAGAAGCTACATCAGCAGAAGCTGAATAACTATGTAGAGGAAAAATCATGGAACTTAAAGACGGTGAAAGCGTTGTGAGACGCGTACCAAATATGCAAGGAAGGAAATAGTATGTCATCACAACCCGAAGAAATAGCAAGCCGTCTTTCTACCCATGAAGAGGTTTGTTCAATTCGTTATGAAGCAATCAACGCAAGACTCAAAAGATTAGAAAGTATCCTAATGGCATCTGCGGGTGCCATTATTCTTTTATTATTAAGCATTGTTTTAAAATAAGGATAAAAATGGATCTATCTAAACTAACTAGCATGATGTTTCCTGTAATAGTTTCTGCTATTGCATGGATGCTTTCATCATTATCAGGAATGCAAGCTGATCTTATTGATATTAAATCAAAGATGCCTGCACTTATAACCCCTCAAGGTGTTCCTACTGATAGTCCTTTATCAGCAGAAGCAAGAGGAAAGCTTAAAGAAGAATTAAAAGGTCAAATAGCTGAATTATCTATTCGTGTAAGATTATTAGAAGAACACGAAAAAACTAAAGGATACAAATAATGTTTAGCTTACTCGGATCGTTATTAGGATTTACTACGTCCGCACTCCCGTCAGTGCTTAACTTCTTTCAACAAAAATCTGACCAAAAACATGAACGTGAAATGGCTCAATTACAAATTGACCGTGAACTTGCAATGGCTGAAAAAGGTTTTGCATCACAAGAAAAAATAGAAGCTATTAAATTAGAAGAAATACAAACACAATCACAAGCTGATGAGATGGTTGCTTTATATGCTAACGATTCAAAAATATCAGAAGATGACAAAGCAGCGCCATGGATTCATACAGCAAGAGCCGCTGTTAGACCTGTAATCTCATTAGGATTATTTGCCTTGTTTGTAGTTATAGAAATTGCTAGTTTTATATATGGATGGAATAAAGGCATGGATGCAGGCGCTTTAATTGACATTATTTGGGATGATCAAACACAACAAATTTGGTCTGCTATCATCATGTTTCATTTTGGTTCACGAGCTTTTGCAAGGAAATAAATGCGTGTTTCAAGTGAAGGACTTAGGCTTATTAAGCACCATGAGGGCGTTAGAGCAAAGCCTTACAAAGATTGTATTGGCTTATGGACAGTTGGAGTTGGTCACCTTATTGGCAACGGCAAGTCTCTTCCTGACGCTTGGGATAGAGTACTTACTTTAGATGAAATAGATGCGCTCCTTGTACGGGATCTCAATAGATTTGAAAGAGGAGTTGCTTTGCAACTTCCTGTGTCTCTTAGACAATGTGAATTTGATAGTCTTGTGTCTTTTGCTTTTAACCTTGGTTTGGGCACACTACAAAGATCAACCCTCCGTCAAAAGATCCTTAGAGGCGATAAAAAGGGCGCTTCAGAACAGATTTTAAGGTATAATAGGGCAGGCGGGAAGATTGTAAAAGGTCTTGTAAAACGTCGTAACGATGAATATCAATTATTTTTACGAGGTTAAGTAATGACCACCGCAGTAGCAATGACCTATGACAGTTTGGTCGAAAACATTCAATCTTATTTAGAGCGTACAGACTTAGCTACATTAGAGAAGATACCTCTTTTCATTATGTTGGCTGAGCAAGTTATTGCTTCTGAAATAAAATTTCTAGGCAATTTAAATGTGGCTAATTCAGTTATGGTCACAGGCTCAAACTTAATTCAAAAACCTGCCCGATGGCACAAAACTGTGTCTATGAACGTCACTGTTGATGGTGTAAGAAACCCTGTATTACTTAGAACTTATGAATACCTTCGTGAGTATTGGCCTAATGACACAGACACATCCATACCAAAATTCTACTGTGATTACAACTACGATCATTGGTTAGTTGCTCCTACACCTGACTCTAATTATTCTTTTGAGGTTTTATACTACGAGAGAGTACAGCCATTAGATTCTACAAACCAAACAAATTGGTTCACTATTTATGCACCACAAGCATTGCTTTATGGCTCACTATTACAAGCTATGCCTTTCCTAAAAAATGATGAGCGTACACCTATGTGGCAACAACAATATACAGCCATTATGAATACACTCAAAACTGAAAACACTCAACGTATTGGAGACAGACAGGCAACTGTTCTTGACACTTAATTATGACTACATACAACTCACCTTTTGCAGGGGACGTCATACAACCAACGGACGTCAGTTACGCATCGTATGACTTAGATACCGCAAGTATACAGCTCGTATGGCCTATTAACGGCAACGTATCGACCGATGTAGCGGCTCGTATTATGGACATCGATGTTACTGTTGCATCACGAACATTGACCATGCCTCCTGCTAATCAAATATCGGTAGGTCAAGACGCTCTTATTAGAAATGTAGGTTCTGTATCTTTTATTGTTGATGATTTTGATGGTAATCCAATTTGCAGTATTGACTCAGGCGCATCTAAATACATCTACGTTACTGACAATGCAACTACAGCAGGAACATGGGGTGTTGTGGAGTTTGGTATTGGAACATCATCTCCTGACGCAGCTACCTTACAAGGTTTAGGTTTACTAGCAATTGGTACAACATTAAATCAATCGCATCCAACATCATCAGTTACAGATTTATATACCTTTGTAGACTCAGACCGAGCACAAATGAAAATTTGGGGTGGTGGTACAGGTACAGCAGAACTTCCAATAGCATCTTCACTTGGTGATAATTGGTTCTGTTTCTTTAAAAATAATGGAACAGGCTCATATACCATTTCAACAACAGGCTCAGATACAATTGACTTAGCTTCAACAAAATTATTTCAGCCTAATGAGGCTTGTATTATTGTTTGTACAGGCGGTGAATATGTCACAGTAGGTTACGGAACAAGTACAAACTTCTTTTTTACCGCGCTCGTTAAAAACGTTACAAGTGGAACATACACATTATCCACATCAGAAGCTACAACAATCATTCAAGAATATGTAGGAAATTTAACAGGTAATGTAATTGTTCAATATCCTCCTGTGGTAGCGCTTTATGTGGTAAGTAATCAAACTACATCAGGTGGATTTACTTTAACTTTAACAACAGGTGTACCTGGTGGTGCAACAGCTACAGTATCCCCTGGCAACCAAGCAACACTTGTGTGTGATGGTACAAACTTTTTTAATGCAAATACTGTACAAGCGGGTGCATCAGTAAGTTCTCTAGCTGATGGTAGCGTTTCAAACCCATCACTTTATTTTGCAGCAGAACCAACCACAGGTGTTTATAGACCTGGTGCAGGATGGTTTGGTATTACAATTCTTGGGACAAATATTGCAGGTTTTAGCTCAACAGGGTTGCAAGTTTATGGTACAGGAAACTTTACAGGGGGAGTTCTTGGGGGAACTTTCTAATGACCAAAAAGGTCTTTGCTCCCGATACCCAACCTGGCATTCAACGCGATGGTACAGTCTTAGATAGAAACTACTATCAAGACGGTCAATGGGTTCGCTTTCAACGCGGTCGTCCAAGAAAAATTCAAGGTTATCAAGAAATTTCAGAGTTCTTTGCGGGTCCATCTCGAGGTGTTTACTTAGATCCACAAGGTGAATTTAACGCAGTATTCAACGGATTTAATAATGGAATGCAACGACTAGATATTAATAATCTAGGTGTTGGAACAGGCGTTATTGACATGACATTATCAGATTTTACACCCGACGATAGAAATCTTTGGCAAATTGATTCAACATTTGATTCTCAAGGTACAAATCAACAAACATTACTAGCACACCCTGGTCTTAATTTAGCTAATATTGCAAGCGAAATAAACTCCCCTGTTTTAGGTGGTGATATTACAGGAACTGCGCTGTCAAACATTGGTGTATTTAGTCTTACGGGCACATCAGATGGAACTGATACTATAATTTTATCAGCTACAACTTCTCTTGTTGGAGCAGGGCAATTAGTAACAGGAACAAGTGTTCCTTCTAATACTTATGTTGTATCAATCACAAGTGGAACTACTGTTGTGCTTACCAATCCTATTGGTGGAAGCATAGCTACTCAATCAATTCATAGTGCAGGATCATCATATACCAACGGAACATACACAAATCAATCATTAGTAGGCGGATCAGGAACAGGAGCCGTTGCAACTATTGTTGTATCAGGTGGCGTAGTAACAACAGTCACTATGACCAACAATGGATCAGGGTACTTTCCAAATGAATTTTTAACTTGTCCGACACTTCCTGTTGGAACAGGATTTCAATTAGAAGTGTTGACTGTATCATCAAGCATATCATTTACTTTTAATAATCAGATTAATGTTTCAGGTGGTGTTGTTGTTCTTCATCCATATACATTCGTGTATGGCAACAATGGATTAATTAAAAATAATTCAGCAGGAAATCTTAATGATTGGGTGTCAGCAGATTCTAATGAGACAAACGTATCTTCTACAAAAATAGTAAAAGGCTTGCCTGTTCGAGGTGGTACAAACGCTCCATCAGGTTTGTTTTGGGCTTTAGATTCATTAATTCGTGTTTCTTATGCTCCAACAACAACATCAGCAGGTGGCGTGGCATCCACATTTTATTGGCGTTATGACGTCATTTCATCACAGACATCTATTCTTTCCTCTCAGTCAGTTATTGAATATGACGGTATTTACTATTGGTGTGGTGTGGATAGATTCTTGCTTTATAACGGTGTCGTAAAAGAAATTCCAAATAATTTTAATCAAAACTATTTTTTTGATAACTTAAATTATCAACAACGTCAAAAAGTTTGGGCAACTAAAGTGCCTCGTTACGGTGAAATTTGGTGGTTCTATCCACGTGGTAATGCAACTGAATGTACTGACGCAATTATTTATAACATCCGTGAAAACTGTTGGTATGATTTAGGTCAAGCTGAAGGAGCAAGACGATCAGCGGGATACTTCTCACAAGTATTTGCTCGCCCAATCGCAATGGATTGGCAAATTAATAGATCACCTAGTGGAGAAGGTTCATTAGCTAACTATATATCTATATTTAATGCAGGTAGCGGCTATACAGATGGTACTTATTATCAATTACCACTAGACAGCGCGTCAGGGTCAGGAATGGGAGCTTTTGCAAACATAACAGTATCAGGCGGAGCTGTTACAGAGGTTGCTATATTAGCTAAAGGATCAGGTTATGCTGTAGGAGATGTATTAGAATGTTCTGCGTTAGATTATTATGCAGGCGGTATGGGATATAACAGCGTTCTAACAATTACAGATGTACAAAATTTAGTTACATTATATCAGAATGAAGTTGGTTATAATGCAGTTATACAAAACCAAGTGTATGCAATTCCTAGCTTTTTTGAGACTTCTAATTTAGGTTGGGTGTCAGGTGGTCCTGCACAACAATCACCTGAAGGAGCTAATTATTGGCTTAGATTAGAGCGGGTAGAGCCTGACTTTTTACAAACAGGGGATATGAGCCTATATGTTACAGGTCGTAAATTTGCTCAATCCGAAGATGACACTACAGGTCCTTATGTATTTTCGCCCGATACAGGAAAGATAGATATGAGAGAGCAACGTCGAGAATTAAGATTAAAATTTGAAAGCAATGTGGTTGATGGTAATTACGAATTGGGTTATTTACTACTATCAGCAGACATTGGCGATGTGAGACCATAATGGCAATTTCTTTAACCTACGACCCTCGTTTCCACACGTTTGAATCATGGGCTTCTTTAATGACAGAAGCTTACGCATCACAACAATTACAAATTCCTAATGAAGAATTAAATTGGCAAGATTGGGCTGTAGGCATGAGTGGTATTGATATATTTTCTAATCAAGGTATGCCAAACCCTTACAATTATGATAATTGGCAAACATGGGCAGAACATACTGTAAACGTCATTCAAGGGTTAACTAACGAGGGCAATAATATATTGCAATAGCTATGCCAAAAAGCGCAAAACCAAGAAAGCAATATCAACCACCAAAGCAAAAAAATCCTTTGCATGGTTCAGGAACTATGACTACACAAGAGATTGTGCAACATAGCGCTGAAAAATATTATCCTGATCGTGATTGGAGACAGATTTATACTTGGGCTTATAAAGCAATTCAAAGTAATGAATACAGAATGCTTAGAGAGCACAACACATTATTTTTATATAAGATTAATGGCGACACAGCAGAGCATTGTTTTTTATTTACGGCAGACGACACAAAGAAAATTGTTACAGCATTTAAGAATGGATGTAAAGCGTTAAAGATAGCAGGATTCAAACGAATAGAAACAGAAGTATTAGATCCCCAAATCATTAGATTAGCGAGGCTTGCAAAGCTTGAGGTTCATAATGAATTAAGGGATGGCGTTCAACATTTAGAAGTGACTTTATAAAATGTCAAATCCATTAGGAGCCGTATTTGATGCAATAGGAAGTGTTGCCGAGTTTGTTATCGACAATGCTTTACCTATTATTGAAACGGTTGCATTGTCTTATGCATTAGGTCCTGCAGGATTTGCATTACAAGGAACAGATTTATTAGTTGCAAAAGCAATAGGAAGTGCAGCTATTTCAGCAATTAATGGGGGAAGTGTATTAAGCATAGCCACAGCAGGATTAATGCCATTTATCAATTCACCAGGGTGGATGAAAGAAAATCTTGGTATTGACTTTAATCCATCAGGAATGATTTCAAAACCAATTGCAGAGGCTCTAGGCAATACAGACTTTGCTAATGTTATTGCATCAGCTGCGGGTTCAGCTACCATGGGAGGTTTAGTTGGTGCAATCACAGGCGCTGATATTGCTCAAGCTGCTTTAGGTGCGGGGCTTGGATCTATCACAAGTCAAGCTATATCTAAAACATGGACAACTATTCAAAATAATTTACCTAAACTAACTAATTTACAAAATAATTATGAGGCAACTTACGACCAAGTAAAAGACCTTATACCTCAATATCAAGGTTACCAAGAGTGCTTGGCAGATATGAATGATGCTGCAACGACATATAATGATTATGTTAATGGAAAAGATTTTGCTAATTCAAAATTAGCATATGATGCATTAAAATCTCAATTTGACACAGCTAAAGCAAGTTATGAAACAGCAAGAGCAGCAAATGATGTATCTGCTGCAAATAGTTATGCGAAGACAGCAAATGCTTTAGTAGAGCAAATGAATAATGGTGATGTTGGAAAAGCATATCAAGCTAATATCAGCCAAGCAAATAATTTATTTCAGGCTTATGAAACTACTGTTGATACAGTAACAAGAGATTACATAAATAATCCTGAATTTCAATATAAAGCGCAAGTATATGCACCTGTGTTTGAAGATCTTGCAAAACAACAAGCCCAATATAATTTACTCACAAATCAGACACAAGCAGACTATTCTAATTACCAAATGGCTGATGCCTTAACTAAAGGCAATTATCAAGACGCGGCTAAAGCTTACACAGATTTACAAAAATACAATCAAGATATATTGGCATCTAACCCAAATGCACAAGTAGCTACACCAAGCTTGTCTACTACACAAGCTGATTTCTTGAGTAAATACGCTACTGATCCAACACAGTATGGATCGCAAGCTTCACAAGTTTTTGCTAATTATACTGCCAACTATACGCCAACGACAGGTACAGGAACAGACACAAGCACTAGCACACAAACAGGAACAGGTACATCAACTAATCCATACGATAACTTACCTAAATATCCTGACACGGGTACTACAACTACAAGCACAGGTACAACAACACCTATTACACCCACTACACCGACCACGCCCACAACGCCAACTACACCAACTACACCAACGACACCTATACAAGACATAGGAAATAAACTTGTAGATGCTTTTGGAAATGCAATTAAGGGTGGTATTGTAGGTAACTTAACAGGACAAATAGTTAACTCTATTACAAATCAGCCTGACCCTAGACAGCCCACAGTAAAACCAACTGTTAGAGTTCCGCCCAAAAAAGTAGATGTAAGCACATTAACACCATTTACAGGTCAATTACCTGCACAATTAACAGGTACAACAACACCTACAGGCGGTCTAGGACAGACATCAAATACCAACCAAACCACTACCCAAACAGGTAATAGTGGGTTACCATCAACTACACAACCGAAAACTCCTGCTCAGAAAGTAGATGTCAGCACACTCAAGCCTGTGACTGATACAAATTGGCTAAAGAGTATAGGCTTAGTACAAGGATAATTTATGGCACTTCCCCAATCAGTCGATCCAACAACCCTAAACCTTAGTGGCAAGCCTACGATGGCTACTGCTCCTACCACTACTACATCAGAAGCTTCTACAGGGATGCCAAATCCAACTATAGTTCAAGAAAAAAGCAATGTATCTCCATTGTTAGGTGCTTTGTTTGGTGGTGCGCTAGGTATGAAATATGCTAATAGTCAAGCAGGAAAAGCAGGCACAGGAACAGGCGCAACTAATACAAGTGGCTCAGGAAGTTTATTAAGTGATCTTATTAAGGCAGTTACTAGTGGTAAAGGAACACCAACAGGCAACATAGGTAGTGTTAGTAATGTAATTGTTCCTTCAGGTATGTCAGGAACAGAGGCGCAGAATTGGCTTAATCAAAATTACGGAACAACCAATGGTCAACCTAATTATGTTGTATCAGGTACAAACTTATCCACAGGTGAAATTGTAGGTCTTCCAAACGATAAAATTGGCGGAACTAATTTAGGTACTAACACAGGTAATTTTGGTCATACCGCTGATGGTACATCAAGTGGAACTACTACAGGTGGAACTACAGGTGGTACAACAAATACAGGCACACTTACCAACATTGGTAGTGGCTATTTCATGGATGACAATAGTAACGTCTATGATTCAAACGGAACTTTAATTTATCAAAATCCAAGCATACCTAACACAGGCACACAAACCGAACCTAGTGGCGGTGGCTATGATCCTGCACAAGATCAATACTTTCAAGATTCATCAGGTGACATTTATGATGGCTTAGGTAATCTTGTATTAGCTTATAACAATGGCTATTACTACGAACCTGATACAGGTAATTTTTATGACTCTAGTACATGGGATGTAGTGGATGATAGCTTTGATCCATATACAGACTACTTTAATATTCCTACAACAGATGATTTTTTTGGTTCAGGATGGACAGACTCAGGTGGTAGCGTTGATATGGGCGGTTATGGTACTGATTGGACAACTACATGGGTTAAAGACGGCGGATCAATTAACAAAGGCGGATTGCCTACCCCATTATTTGCTAATGGAGGCGGTGTGAAAGGTTATGCTGATGGATCGATTATTGAAGCAGCTACTAATATGGCTCCAAGCTCACAACTAGGATCAACTTCAACTCCTGTAGCTACAGCATCAACAACTGCAAACACAACATCAAATACATCAGGCACAGGAAATATTTTAGATTCTATTTTAGGTTTTGCACAAAATAATCCAACGCTTACGGGTGCAGGATTAGGTGCGCTACTTACACAATTAATTAATTCAAATGCATCATACCCTGTTAACAAAGGTGTAGACATGGCTGCGTTAGGCGCATTTAAACCACGCACAACACCAACAGGCGCAGCTCGATTTGTTCCTTATTCAGAATATGGTACACCTACAAGCGCATTCGATTACTCAACTTTATATAACAACTTAGGCGTTTCTCCTTTTGGTGGCGGAGCCGTATCTCCAAGTACTCCAACTTCCGCGGCTCCAACGCCAACTATGCCTGTAACAGCACCAACAGGTGGATTGCCTACAGGAACAACGCCTGTATCACCAACATCACCAACTGTAACAACACCAACAACATCAACACCAACATATTTTGCTGATGCTGATGGCAACATTTATGACGCTGATGGCAATTTAGTTTACGACGCAACAACAGGAACATCGACAGGTTCTACGGGAACTGCCGTAGCTCCTACAGCAAGCACAACACCATCTAGCGGATTAGCTGTGCCTTCATTACCAACTACAACAATTGCTGATGCATCTTATTCTTATGGCACACCTGTATCACCTTCTGAAATATTAGGCTCTAAAAAAGGTGGATTAGCCGTTAAGAAAATGGCTGACGGTGGCATGAGTGACTTAGCAGTGACTTCATTAGATTACACGCCATACTATGATAAATTTATCTCAAGTTATGATCCTTCAGGAAATACAACAAGACAAAGCATTATAGATACAATACATAAATTAAATCCTTATATGCTTGATTCCGATATAGATAACATGGTTGC